CATCAACTGCAGTCGTTTTCATTACCTGGTCGGCAAATGATTTTAAACGCGATACGACTTTTTCGCTTTGCGTGCCAAAAACCCCCATAGATTTTGCAACGTTTGAAAGCCTATTATCTGCAACCTGGGCATCTTCTGCTGCTCTAATCGCGCCAGCGCCCATCGCAGTCATTGCGGTTAATCCAATTACAGCAGCTGGTGCAAGCGACCTGCTTACTGCACCAAGTTTTTCAATTGGTGTGTTTAGCCTTTTTAGTTCTTTTTCTAATCTGTTAAAACCCGAGCCATTAAAGTTGCTGAGTATGTTGATGTTAATTGACATTAGCGGGCCTCAATTATTTCCAGATTACGGTTCAGCTGTTGCATGTATTCGTTTACGCCATACAAAACGTTCTGCTGAATCATTGGCAGTGCGCCGTTCGCTTCTGGCCAAATGTAGCGTGATGGTGTTTTGCCCAAGGCTGCAATCATTTTGTCACCCTGCGTGGTAACAGTGTGCTTACGTGTGGTGCCGCGCCACTTGTAGGGCTGAGTTACTTTACGGCGAGTGCGAGCGCCGCCAGCACCAGCCATGTCGGCGATGTTTATGCCCACTTCATTAAAGCGCACTGTTAGTAGCGGGGTAGCGCCAGTTGCACCGCGCTTAGCATTACGCCCGCTTACAAGGGTTTCAAACGTGCCAGGCTTCCACGCCGTACGGCCAGTGTGCCTAAATCCACGCGTTGGTGCCAAAAGGGGTGCGCTGTGAACTACACGATTACCCAGCGTGTCACCCGTTCGCTTCATGTAAGCGCGTATGGCAAAAAACAAAGCCTTATCAACATCGCGGATTTCGGCAAGGGTTTCCCTAATGCCGTAAACCTCAACTGTCTGACTTATTCCCATTTAATTTACCTACGCTTGTTCATGGCTTCCGCTTTACCTTTTAGATACATCTGCATCGTGTAAAGCGTTCGCTCGGATTCATTTATTAAAACCGATGGTGCGATACCTGTTTCACAAGCTAAATACGCAACTAAGTAATGTACGCTATTTGGCCCCAAGCCCTTGATTACAAAACTTTTGGGTCGGCATCATCATCAGCCTCAATGCTTACTAAAGCTTCAACAAAATCCTCAAATGACTTTTCTGTTTTTTTGGCACGGCGTAGGGAGTTCCAAACAATGAAACTAAGGTAAGTAAGCCGCGGGTCTTTTTGAATAACCGTGATAGCTAGATTGTACTTTTCCTCAAAGGCAATAAAGTCTGGGGTACCACAAAGCACCTCAGCTTTACTGCCATCTGCAAATTCAACTTTAAAAGGTATCTGCATGGTGCTACGCAGTGGCTCTAGTAAGCGCTCCATTTAGCGGCCAAGTCACACTCAGTGTGGCTAGGTCTCCGACAGTGGATGCGTAGGGGGTGTACTGGGTTACAAGGAACTCGCCTGTAAAGGTCGGGTTGGTTGCAGATACAGTGCTTGAAGTTGGTGAAACAGATACAGTTGCGTTTGTTCCAAGCAATGGCCATAGTGTTGCATCAATAGCCCCTGCACCAAAGTCCTGGTGGAACTCAAGTGTGATGGAACCAGATTTTAAACCTGCAATACGTGTGCGCCAAGATGAACCAAATGCGGTTACTTCTTGTTCGTCAATTTCAACTGGCAGCTCAACAGAAGCAAGTGAGGTGCTAAAGTTTGTGCCGTTGATTAAGACTTTGTAATCAGTTGCAATGAATTTTGCCAATTTGTTTTCTCCTAGTCGGCAAATACATCAACGGCAAACTCTGCCGCTAAGTATGTGCCTTCGTTCAGCTGAATAGGTGTGTAGTTTCTCATTTCGGTCACCCTGCAATCGTAAGCATTGCCACTTAGTGTCCTATCTGATTCTATCGCGTTCTTTATACTTGTTGCGCCCGTAGTTGAGCAGTAAGCATCTAGTGAACGTTGCGCGGTTCTTTCTTCTGCCCTGCCAACAATCACAATAACGACAAATGAGTAGCGGGTTAAACCTTTATTCATCGCCTGGTTGTAATCAATGTTCTGAGGCCGCACCAATGCAATTGGCGGGTTTGGGTTGTCGGGCATTTCGGCTGCAGTACGTAGCCCAGTAATGGTTGCCAGGTTAGTTGCAATTGCAGTACGTAGGTTAGTGATGCTTGCCACTATGCAAACCTAATTCTGCGGTATGGGTCAACAAGCTGCGCCACGTCAGGGTCAAGGCGTGTGCTAACCCTCATAACCCCAATGTCTCCAAAACCAGCTACACCGAGTGGCGAATCAAGTCGCTTGTAGATACGGCTTGACTGAATTACGCAGGCTTGAGTAATTGCGGTTGGTACTGCCGACCAGCCCCAGGTGCCTGTAATTTTAACTGTTGCTTCGCCGCCCCATTGTGCGAACAAGTAATCTCCAACAGCGCGTACCTGGGTGTATGCAACTGGCAAACCATCGGCCCTACCGTTTAGCGGCTCAAGTTGCCAATCATCTGCAGCCCATGTTGTGTCGTAGCTGTTTAAATCATCTGACTTTGTTTCAATACTTGTAACGCTAATTAAATCATCAATCTCGGTAACGTAAGAATCTGATGGGGTAAAGTAGCGCACCGCGGTACCGTTAGCGTAAAAGTTTCTGTTCGCGTATCCATCAATAGCGCGCGAGCCAGATTCAATTGCCATTTCAAGTAGTGTGTCATCAACACTGTCCGTAATGCGCAATGCGGCTTTTACCTGAGCTAAAGTAGCGTATCCGTTTGTTATTGCCATTGTTTTATTCTATCTCCTAAACATCATGCGCTCTTTTATTGCAGTTGAGCTTATGCCTGTCGTGTATGGCAAATAAGCCAAGCCAATGCCGCGTTCATCTAGCCAATCTTGACTAAATTGCATCTGGGTGTAGTAATCCTTTTTGGCCCAATCCGACCCAATAATAACCATGTCGGGATTTACCATTTCAATTGCTGGCTTACTGTCAGCGCCACCCAGGTTTGGTACAACTCTATCAACATAGCGGCAAGCTAGAAGCACGCGCCGCCTGTCTTCGTAACTTATTACTGGCGGCTTGCCTTTGTACTGCTCAATAAATTCATCAGTGTTTAGCGCAACAACCACACTGCCAAACTCGCTGCAGCGCTGTAAAAATGCAACATGGCCAGCGTGGAATAAATCAAATGTGCCGCCTGTATAAACTAAGCCCAATTGTTTGCCCGCCTTATCCCTAAATCCCAGTTACCCTCACTGTAATCGTTTGCCGCAACCTTTTGCTCAAAAAGCTTTTGATTAGCCGCAAATGTTTTGACGTTTGCTTCTTGATACCCAGCTTTTAAAGTAGAGCTGTTGTTGTGATGCACGGTAGCAGCAATGTGCTTAATTGGCACGTTCGCCTGTTTAATTCTGCGTTCGTAATCATTATCATCAAAGTAAAGCGGGTAAAGCCTTTCATCGTAAAGGCCCGCAGCTGCCACTGCGCCCTCGCCAATTACAATGCAAGACCAAGAGGGGGTAATCTGAACAAAGTTTAAAGCGGCTGGGTCAGCATTTTCGTAAATGTTTTGTAAGGCACCAGGGGCAAACCAGGCATCATCATTTACCAATACCCAGTACGGCGCAAATGGCGTGCTTTTAATTATTAAGTTCCAAGCACCTACAAGCCCGAGTCCGTAAGGAACTCGTACGAGCCATAGGTTTTCAACCATGTCGGGTTTTTGCGGGTTCCAAGTTTGTGTGCCTGAATTATCTACAATTACCAAATGCTGCACTGGGTAATCAATTGAGGCCAGCAGGGCATCGGCTAAATCAAATCGCTTTAGCGTGCAAAACCCTAAAGCTGGTATCACTTTAGAAGCTTTGTCAGAACTGGCACCCAGTGGCTTTGCCAGACCGTTTCAACATCAAACTGGGCTGCGAACCTTACCGCTTCATCAGAAACCCCCCTAGCGGCCTTGTATGACTCGCCAAGGGCATTTACCAGGCTTGGCACACTAGGTGTTTCCCACCATGCATCTTGCCCAGCATCCCAAGTTGGCTGGCCATCAACAACCCAAGAATCTGGGCTTGCCAAATCTGGCGTGGCTGCCCAGTTAGAACCGATAATGCGCGTTCCGCATGCCTGGGCCTCAACACTTGGAACGCCAAATCCCTCACCGTAGCTAGGTGCAAGCAATACATCCATACGTGTATAAAGCGCTGCTAAGTCTTTTGGCGGTAATCCAAATCTGTAATCTTGCGGGTTTGGGAATAGTACTTGTTCTTTTTTTAGCCCAAGTGAGGTAAGAATCTTTAGCAGGTTCCAACCCCCAGCCTGGCCGAACGGGTCAGTGTGCAGATACAAAATTGAATCTGGGTGTTTTTTTGCAAAAATGCTGAACGCCAGTATTGCCTCACTAAACGCCTTGCGATGCACCAGGCCGCTGGCTTTGTTTGCGGCTACCATGCCAACAACAAACGTTGATGGGTCAACCCCTAAATACTCATTTATTTCATTGCCGCGTATTTCAAAAGTCGGTTTGTAAACTTTTGTATCAATTGCATGTGGTACGTATTCGCAATCAATGCCGCGCTGTTCCATAAGCCGCTTACCGTGTGGGGCCATTGCAATTGGGGTTACGTGTTTTTGCTTTAGAAATTCCTCAACTTTTGGCGGCATTGTTACATGGTCAAGTGGCACCCATGCTGCAATTGGGAACTCGCTATAAGCTTTTGCGGTCATTACCCAAACGTCATAGAGGCTGATAAAAAGGTTTGGTTTATCTGGGTGCTGGGCAATAAAGTTTTTATGGTCAATTGGGCCAGAGTCATTTGAATACAAATCAATACCGCGTGGGTAATGTGGCACGCTGCCGTATGGGGTTTTTATTTGTGAGGGTACGCCCTCAAGTCCGTAGTTTGAAAGCATTGCAACATCAAGGCCGCTGCGCTTTAGCCTATCAAGCAACATTGTTGCCTGCTGGCCGTATCCCGTTGGTGCGCCGTAACTATTTGACCAAAGGCTAACGGCACCAGTTAGCTTGTCATTTTTTTTCGTAGGCATAGCAAAATACTATCAAAAAAAAGGCAGGGGCCGTAGTCCTACGCTCTACGACCCCCGCCAGCTTTTTAACTAGGGTTTAGCTTGCGCCACCCTTGAAGTACCCGATGTGGGTAGCGTGTGTTAGTCCACC